AACCGGGGGTGCCAGGCGGAAGCCTGCTGCATCTGCCAAAAGGAGCTCGGCCAAAGCTCCCAGGCACCATGGACTGTCCAAGTCCAAGGCCTCAAATAAAGTGGACGCCTCGACCCAACATGAGGTGGATGCTGGTCGAGTCCCATCCGATGAGGAGCTGGAAGCTAGGTTTAAAGAGGTGACGGAGATAAACCCTGCTACAGTGTTTCTTCCTCCATTGGATGTGGGCGAGATGCTCGAGGAAGCCATGGCCGATAGGATGGAGGTTATGGTTGAGGGAGGCGTTTCTATCACGAAGCGCCAGCATCACGGCAGGAAGCGAACGGCTGCAGCAGCATTGCATCGCAGCGTCAGAGAGTTATCGGACATTTATGTGTCCGTGAGCGGCGATGCCCTACCACGTCTGCTCTACTCTTCGATTGCGGCGGCTATGCGGGAAGCCTCAGAGGACCCTGAAGCTCGTCTGGTGGACCCCACGGATTCGTCTCGTGGCGCGCTCCTCGACAAGCAGCAGGCGAAACTGGTGGACTTTCAGCGGCGCCAGGACCGAGGAAAGCCGAGACCGATGGCACCGGTCGTTGGGAAAGTAGGAGGAGAGGAGCAGACCTATGCTCGCTTCTCACTTTGGGATGGCGACTCCAATGATCCTAAGGGGGATGGAGCCGGCCATTTCATTTCTGAGCTCTATGCCTATTTGGCTAACTACTCTGCATTTCGGAAGCGCACTTACGAGTTGCTGCTCGTTTTGAAGGGTAGGGCTTTGGCTTGGGCCCGGGAGCGGGATATCCCTGATCAGGTTATCCTTCCCGCTTTGCCGGTCTGTGTTGCTTTAGCAATGGACCTTTCAGAAGTTGAGGGTGCTGCAGTCCAACATCTCCGTGGGGAGCTCTGTGGTGTTGCGGTCTCGACAACTGGCAGACTGGCAAGCGGAAACTTGCACGTCAAGAAGCCCAAGGTGGGACTTGACCAGTGGAAGCGCAGTGAGGCCAGCCTCTTAGAGGTTGTCCGATCACACCTACCTGTCTGGATTGGGCCCCGGACAGTGTTGCCATCAGCTTGAGGATGCCCAGTGTTTGAGGAGTCCAAGTGCCTAAAGTACCCGACTAAGATAGCCGAGTTGCGGGAAAAGGCGTTCATCAGGGTTCCGAGTCACTGGGAGTGTAGGCTGAATAAGCGGTTGGTTTACCGCGTCTACGTGCCGCCAATTCCTAGCATGTGGACTACAACAACGCACAGGCCTTGTGCACACAATGAGTGGCACGGATTGACAACCCGTGTGCTGAATCCCACTCCAGCACCATCAAAGCGCGGCGTGCAGATCTTGAAGAGAGAGGCACGTGGGTTGGCTGCGCAGCTGAGGGGGTACGGAGGTCCATTCGTACCTTGGGATTTGCGGAGAGTTTGCATGCTTTATGATGGAGCTAAGCGAACTCGTTACCTGAACGCTGAGAAGTCTTTGATAAATGACGGACCTGCCACCAAACTCGATGCACGACTGTCAACCTTTGTTAAGGGGGACAAGCTCCGATTTGAATCTGGGAGGAAGGATCCGAGGATTATTCAAGCAAGATCAGCTCGATACAACTTAGAAATGGCCTCATTTCTCAAACCTATTGAGCATGCTTTATATAATCTCAAAGGCGACTATCGTGAGGGCGGAAATCGCACTCGCCTCATTGTTAAAGGCCTGAATCAGAAGGAGAGGGCGCAACTTATCGACCGAAAGATGGCTGAGGTCCCCGACTGTGCGGTGGTTGGGATTGATATGAAGCGCTTCGATAGTCACGTCTCAGTTGAGCAGTTAAGGGTGGAGCACTCTGTCTACCTAAAATGCTTAGCAGACTCAAGATTCCAACAGTTGCTTTCTTGGCAAGTTCGCAACCGTGGGACTACGATGAATGGCATCAAGTATGGACTCACTGGGGGCCGTATGTCCGGGGACATGAACACAGCTTTGGGGAATTGTGTGCTCATGATCCTGATGTGCAAGGCTTTGATGAGGAAGCTGCGCATCCCCAAGTGGGACCTGGCTTGCGATGGAGATGACACTTTGCTTTTTGTTCCTAAGGCATTTGTGGAAACTCTCGCAAGGGATGGACCAGGAGTATTCCTTGAATTTGGTCATGAGGTCGTCTTCGAATCTCTGGCATACACGATGGAGGAGGTCCTTCATTGCCAGGCCCGACCTGTGTGGACAGGCGGAG